CTCCTTCGCGAAGTGTATGTTTCGAATGGTCGACAGTTCCGAGTCGATGTGCCCGGAAGTGAAATTCTGTCGAATACTCCGCTGATTGAAGCGATTGTCGGTACTGCGAAAATCATGAAAGACTTCAAAGTGAAAACCAAAGTCGATTTGACCAGTCTGATTGTTGTTCATGACGGTGATGCTGATGGTGTTGAATACATCATGACTGATAACAAACGCGGTGAGTATTTCAATGTTTTGCGAAATGATGTGTTCTTGACCGACAAAGCAAATCGATACTTCCGAAAAATCGAATACACTGGCGATATCAAACAGCGTGACCAACAGTATCTTCGCGCCAATCAAGTGTTCCTTGAAAACATCATGCACTGGTTCAAAGAAGTGACTGGTTCGAAAGTGATTGGCTTCTTCTTGGTTGCACCAGAAAAAAACCGAATGCAAGAAGCTATTCGTTATCGCTATCAGTATGAAACCGGTAAGACTGTGTACGAAAAAGCCGGTTCTGGTCAAAGTTGGTGGGAAACTGTCAGCGAATTGGTTAAGAAAATTCGAAACGATAATTTCCTGCAATCGCACAATCTCGGTTATGATGATTTCTACTTGCTTCTTGGTGGTAAAGAAATGTTGACCGAAGAAGATGTTCTCGAAAGTGTTGGTGATAATCCTTCTGCATCGAAGCTCGCCAATGCATTTAAGAAAATGAATAAAAAGCGCACTGTTTCCCGTGTCCTTGTCAACCGCTTCATTCAAAAGATTGCGGCCTGATGTAAGTTGTTGTTTTGAAAGTGAAAAGTAGTATGATTTATTGCTTGACAGATTTACAGAAACCAACTACCATGTAAGTATGAAAAACAAAGGTGAAATTTATATTATGAATCGAAACGAAAAGCGACAACTGTTTTACACTAAACTCAATGAACTTGGTAAGTCTCAAGTTACGCGAAGTGAAGCGATGGCGGTTGCGAAAGAATGCGGTCTGATTACTGCTCACTGGTTCTTCAATGAGAACCGACTTGACCGCGGTCTCTTCAAAGTTCCCGGTCGTGAGAATGTACCGGCGTCTGCACAGTCCACTGCACAAGTGTTGCCGATGAAACGAAACGAACCGGCATCTGGACATCACATTCAAAGTGTCGTGACTGAACTTGAAGAAACCAATCTGATTCCGAAAAAGTACGGCAACTATGTACCGTTCGGTAACTTCAATGATGTGTACGAAATCGTACAATCGAATCGCTTCTTCCCAGTGTTTGTTACCGGTCACTCTGGTAACGGTAAAACCATGTCGATTGAACAAGCGTGTGCCAAAGCGGGTCGTAAATTCGTTTGCGTCTCAATGACGCCCGAAACTGATGAAGGCGATTTGCTCGGTAACTATGTTCTTGTCGATGGTAACATGGTGTGGCGAGACGGTCCTGTGACCATTGCGGCGCGACAAGGCGCGGTACTGTGTATCGATGAAATCGACTACGGTGCTCAAAATCTTTCCTGCTTGCAACGGGTGCTTGAAGGCAAACCCTTTATGTTGAAGAAGAAAGGTGAATTGATTGTGCCTGCCCAAGGTTTCACCGTGTTCGCAACCGCAAACACCAAAGGTAAAGGTTCGGATGACGGTCGATATATGTTCACCAATGTTCTGAACGAAGCATTCCTTGAACGCTTCCGCACTACCATGGAACAAGAGTTCCCGCCGGTTGCTGTCGAGAAGAAAATCATCCGCAAAGAACTTGTTTCTGCTGGTCGTGAAGATAACGACTTCGCTGACCGACTGGTGACTTGGGCAGATGTGATTCGCCGCTCGTTTGCTGATGGCGCTTGCGATGAAGTGATTTCGACCCGCCGATTGGTTCACATTGTCGAAACCTACGGTATCTTCGGTGACAAACTGAAAGCGGTAAGTCTCTGCTTGAATCGATTTGATGCAGATACCAAAGCAACTTTCATTGACCTCTACACCAAAGTTGATGCGAGTGTGAAAGTTACCGAGAATGTCGAAGTTGCCGAAAACGCCAATGTCGGTCTCGAAATTCCTTTTTAACCGATAAACTCAATAAGTTCACCTGAAAGACCATTGACAACTCAATGGTCTTTCTGTATTATCCGTAAAAGACTGTGGGAGAGAGAATCGCCTTCCGCAACAAAGTCTCTGATAGCGATTCGTTTCAAATTGGAGAAGTAACTGATGAATGCAAAAACAAAGATTCTCAACTACCTGTCGAAGTCTGGTCCATACAATACTCTGACAACTGCACAAGCTCGTTCGAATTTCGGTATTGTGAATGTCTCTGCTCGTATTGATGAACTTCGTAAAGAAGGTCATGCTATCTACACCAAGACCCGCCGTATGAAGGATGGTCGCAAGGTTGCCTATTACCGTCTCGGTACTCCGAGCAAAAAAGTAATCGGTGCCGGTGTTATTGCTTTGCGCGAACAAGGTTTCCGCGTATTCACCTAATAGCATAAACTAAAAAAGAGAGGTCGTGGATATATAAAAGTATCCCGTCCTCTTTTTATTATGGAGTAAAAATGGAAATCAAAGTTTCGATTGAAGAACTAAAGAAAAACAAACTGTTCATTGCAACGCCAATGTATGGCGGTATGAACCACGGACTTTACATGAAGTCCTGTCTCGATTTGCAAACCACACTAACTCGATACGGCATTGAACATAAGTTTTCCTTTTTGTTCAATGAATCGTTAATTACTCGAGCCCGAAATTATTTGGTCGATGAATTCTTGCGTACTGATTATACGCATATGATTTTCATTGACTCGGATATTCATTTCAATCCGCAGGATGTCATTGCGATGTTGGCACTTGATAAAGATGTGATTGGTGGACCTTATCCGAAGAAAACAATCAATTGGAATAATGTGCGTGAAGCAGTAATCAAGAACCCAAATATCGAGCCGCGAGAACTTGAATCGCTCGTTGGTGAATATGTGTTCAATGTTGCAAAAGGCACCACACATTTCGAAGTGACGGAACCGCTTGAAGTCCTTGAAATCGGCACCGGTTACATGATGATTAAACGCGAAGTGTTTGAAAAAATGCGTGTTGAATATCCGAAAATTCATTACAAACCAGACCATGTTGGTCAGGCAAACTTTGACGGTTCGCGATACATTCATGCATTCTTTGATACTGTAATCGACCACATTGACAGCGTTGTTGGTGGTGGTTCTGACCGTTATCTGTCAGAAGACTATATGTTCTGCCAACTGTGGAGAAAAATGGGCGGTCAAATCTGGTTGTGTCCTTGGATGAAAACGCAACATATCGGTTCGTATGCATTCACCGGCAATATGCCTGCCGTTGCGAACTACACAGGCAAACTATGATTATTGGTCTTGTCGGTTTCATCGGCGCCGGTAAAGGAACTGTCGCCGATATGCTTGTCGATGAACATGGATTCCTGAAAGAAAGTTTCGCCGGCGGTGTCAAAGATGCCGCCGCGGTAATTTTCGGTTGGGATAGGAAAATGCTTGAAGGCGATACTGCCGATTCAAGGGCGTGGCGCGAACAACCAGACCCGTTTTGGTCTGCAAAATTCGGCAGAGACTTCACGCCAAGATATGCATTGCAACTGATGGGTACAGAGGCAGGTCGCGATGTGTTCCACAAAAACTTGTGGATTTACAACATGGAGAAACGATGCGACGTAAACAAGAACTATGTCATTGCAGATGTTCGTTTCCCAAATGAAATGGCGGAAATAAGAAACGCCGGCGGTAAGATTATCAGAGTCAAACGCGGAGACGAACCAGTATGGTTTGACCTCGCACTGAAAGTAAATGAAGGAAAGTTTGCTATGTCAGAAATGTATAGTCGATATCCTGATGTGCATTATTCGGAATGGGCATGGATTGGCCATGAAGTAGATGCGGTAATCTATAATGATTTCGACCTTGAAAGGCTTGATGTCAATGTGAAAAGTGTGTTACACTCTTTTTTTTAACTGAGGAAAATTATGAAACTATCTAATGAAACAATTTCTGTCTTGAAGAACTTCGGTACTATCAATCAAGGCATCCTATTCAAGAAAGGTAAGGTTCTCCGTACCGTTTCGTCTCACCGCAACATCCTTGCGGAAGTGACAATCAACGAAGAAATCCCTACTGATTTTGGTGTCTATGACTTGAACAACTTTTTGTCTGTGGTCTCACTGCACAAAGACGAACCGACTTTCGAATTTGATTCGCATCATGTCGTGATTCAAGGTAACAAAGGTCGAAGCAAAATCAAATATCGCTTCTGTGACCCTGCTATGATTGTCACCGCACCCGAAAAAACCATCACACTGCCGACTACTGAAATTCAATTCAGTCTGACCGCGGAAGATTTTGATTGGGTTCTTCGCGCCGCTTCCGTTCTTTCTTCTCCACACATTGCGGTTGAATCTGATGGTAGCAAAATCAGTCTGGTCACTCTTGACCTGCAAAATGATTCGGCACACACCGACTCTCTTGAAATCGCAGACGGTAACGGTGATAAGTACCGTATGATTTTCAAGACTGAAAATTTGACCAAGTTGTTGTCTGGTTCGTATGATGTTGTGATGTCCTCGGAAGGCATTGCACACTTCAAAAACACCAAATTGAATCTGCAATACTGGGTTACTACTGAGGTTGGTTCCAAATTTGAGAAGGCTTAATTGCCTTCTCTCCTTTTTTTAATCATGTTTACTGTGGAGTTTTATGAATCATTTAATCTGGACCGAAAAGTACCGCCCGAACACAATCAAGGATTGCATTCTTCCTGAGCGTTTGAAGAAACCGTTTCAAGAGTATGTGAACAGCAAAGAGATTCCAAATCTTCTGTTGCACGGTGGTTCCGGCATCGGCAAGACAACTGTCGCAAAGGCAATGTGCCGTGAAATCGGTTGTGATTTCATGGTGATTAACGGTTCTGATGAATCGGGCATCGACACCTTCCGTACCAAAATCAAAAACTATGCATCATCTGTGAGTATCAGTGGTGGTCGTAAAGTAATCATCATTGACGAAGCAGACTATCTCAATATCAACTCCACTCAACCTGCTCTGCGAAACGCAATTGAAGAATTCGCAAGTAACTGTACTTTCATCTTCACCTGCAACTACAAATCACGCATCATGGAAGCATTGCATTCCCGATGTGCGGTGATTGACTTCAGCATGAAGAAAGATGAAAAGTCAAAGATGGCATCACAGTTCTTCAAGCGAGTACAGGAAATCCTCAAACAGGAAGAAGTTGAGTATGTTGATTCTGTGGTCATTGAACTGGTCAAGAAACATTTTCCAGACTTCCGCCGTATTCTCAATGAACTGCAACGATACTCCAAATTCGGTAAGATTGATGCCGGCATTCTATCGCAACTGGAAAATATCCAGATTTCCGAAATCGTGAAGTATCTCCGCGAAAAGGACTTCGGTGCTATTCGCAAGTGGGCTGCAACCGCTGAGGTTGACCCGACTACCCTTTTCCGCCAACTATATGACAATCTGTATGATGTTCTGAAACCTCAGAGCATTCCTAATGCAGTGGTCATTCTTGCGGATTATCAATACAAGCAAGCGTTTGTCGCCGACAGTGAAATCAATGTGGTCGCTTGCTTGACTGAATTGATGGTCTCATGTGAGTTTAACTAATGAACGATGTGAACAGTAACGCCGATATTCTCGGTAGAATGGGTGAAAAAATTGTCTGCAACTGGCTTCGCCGTAAAGGTTGCTTGGTCGAAGAAGCAATCGACCACTATGACAGACACAAAGATATGATTGTTGATGGTAAAACCGCAGAGGTGAAAACGGAACAACCTTTCGTTTTCCAAAATGCATTTACCTTCCGCGAGTCACAACTGCGCAAGTGCAAGAATGTGGACATTCTGTACTTTGTGTCTGTGCCGCCGGTGTTCCGCCCTGATTATGAGTGGGGCGGATGGATTTTCGTTGCAGAACCAAAAGAGTTTACCACCAGAAAATACAGAACGAAACAAGGGCTCGATATGATTCTTGTAGATATCGACCAACCTGCGTTGACGCCGTGGGTCCGAATGACGGACGAAGAAATTGGACAACTATCCAAATACGCAAAATCAAGGTACTAATTACATACACACGACTTACTTCAAAGAGTCTGTTGATTGGAACAAATTGTTCTGTTTCCTGAAAACATTACAAAGTGACAAATTCAACGAAAAGACTATGAGGTTCGTCAAGTCTGATATGATTTCGAAATCGTTTGAGCAGTGTTCGAATCATAAATTCAGATATGTGGATGATAATGGTTGTGACTTCTTGGTGCAAGAGAAGAACCTGAGAGTCGAGTTGAAAAGTGGTGGGTGCATCTTTCCAAAACGCATCAACTACACTCGCACGATTCGGGTCTATAACTCTCGCGGAACACCGCCTGCTGTTTTGCCAAATAATTTTGACTATCTGTTGATGGTTGAACCGGGAATGGCAGGTATTATTTCCTATGAGAAACTTCTTCCATACACCATAGGTGTCGCAGACGGTATCAATGCGCGGATAGATATGAAAGATGTCGATGTCATTATCAGAACCGATAATGTCAAGACCGCCGAAATAGATTTGAGTGTGTTGTATAATACTATGATGTATAATGCGATAAATCAATTCAACATTAATTATGAGAAGTTATGAACCAGCCATTTGATTATGTAAACCAAATCCTTCAGGGCAAGAAACAACTGATTGTCGATGAGGCCAGTGAAAGAGATTACAATCCGTACCTGACAAACCGCAGTCTGTCGTACCACAAAGACTGCCTGATTTTTGCCAATGAAATGAATCGCAGACATTTCTTGGACAAGAAAATGCAACACGACTATCTACTGCACACCATCCGTTCACAAAAACGCCAGTTCGCCAAATGGGTAAAGCCTGAGAAACAAGAACACCTTGAGGCAGTCAAAATGATTTACGGGTTCTCCAATCAGAAAGCTCGCGAAGCACTGAAACTGATTTCCCGAGAAGATTTGGAAAAACTGGCGAAGATGTGTGATACTGGTGGAATGGTCGGCAAATGACAATTCCTGAAAACACTAAATATATTGAGTCTAAGGAAGACTCATATAACAATAAAAAAACTGGAAAGTGAATTAGGAATATCAACATGGTAGATTTTAATGAATTTGTTGAGGTGTCTCTTGCCGAACAAGATGATTTCCTCAAAGTCAAAGAAACATTGACACGCATCGGTGTGTCCTCTCGCAAAGAAAAGGTGTTGTGGCAGTCATGCCATATCCTTCACAAGCAAGGTCGATACTATATCGTACACTTCAAAGAACTCTTCGCATTGGACGGCAAACCAAGTAGCATCACCGAGAACGACATTCAAAGACGAAACACGATTGCAAAACTTCTAGAAGAGTGGGGTCTGATTAAACTGGTCAATGACCACATCATCGGAGAAAACCTCGCACCACTGCACCAAATCAAGATTATTCCTTTCAGGGAAAAGAATGAATGGGAACTGGTTGCAAAGTACAATATCGGTAAGAAACTGAAAGTCTAAACAAAGAGTCTATATTATGAAAAAGAAAATGATTGAAGCACACATGAAAGTCGCTGAGACTTATGCTCAGCAATCATATGCCCAAAGACTACAAGTAGGATGCATCATTGTCAAATCCGATACCGTGATTGGTATCGGTTACAATGGTATGCCGTCTGGCTGGCATAACAATTGTGAATATACTCTTTATGATGATTTGGGCAACAATAAAGGTCTGAAAACAAGACCCGAAGTACTACACGCAGAATCAAACGCACTGATGAAAGTGGCAAAGTCCACGAATTCATCGGATGGTGCGTCTTTGTTTGTCACTCATGCGCCATGCATAGACTGTGCCAAACTCATACACCAAGCAGGTATCAGAGAAGTGTTTTATCGCAATTCATATCGCGATGAAGTCGGCATTTATTTCCTGCAACAATGCAACATTAAGGTCACGAAACTTGGAGAATGAAATGATTACTGGATTTACTTGTTCTACTTTTGATTTACTTCATGCGGGACATATTATGATGTTGCAAGAAGTGAAGAAACAATGCGATTTTCTGATTGTTGGATTGCAAACTGACCCGACTATCGACAGACCCAACTCCAAGAACAAACCTATACAATCTCTTTTCGAGAGGTCTATGCAATTGAATGCTACTCGATATGTCGACCAAATCATTGTGTACCAGACTGAAGCAGACTTGGAAAATTTCTTGAAAGTTCTGCCTATCGATGTGCGATTCCTCGGCGAGGAATATAGAGGTAAAGAATTTACTGGTAAGACCATTTGTGCCGAAAGAGGCATCAAAATCGTGTATAATTCTAGAAATCATAATTTCAGTACGACCGATTTGCGAGTGCGTACTTGGCAAGGTGAACAAGATGGTGCAAAGAAACAAAAGGAACTCTTGAATGGATAAAGTATTTCACGATGTAAAACGATTCATGTTGGCCGCAGGACAAAGAACCGACACCAAGATGGACGCGAGTGATTCACAGTGCAGATTGTACAAGAACCTGATTGGTGAAGAATTCAATGAATTTCAAAATGCCTATGAGCAAAGAGACGATGTAGAAATTCTCGATGCGTGTTTCGACATGATTTGGGTCATTGTCGGATATATGCATTCAAGAGGTTGGGATTGCGAAGGTGCGTGGGAAGAAGGCGCACAAAGTAATCTCATAAAAATCGATCCAGTTACAGGTCTGGTTCGACGTCGTGAAGACGGGAAGATTCTAAAACCTGACGGGTGGCAGCCGCCAAACTTTGAACAGTTTATGTGACTGCTCGTTTCAACATAATGTAGGAAAAATTATGACTAGACAAGAGCTTGCAAAGAAACTTGCTGTTGAACACAAATTGCCTCGCGCTGAAAAGTACGACCTGTACCTGCGAGAGTTCGACAATCAGGTGGAAGTCCTTGGTTGGATGCTTGACCCAACTCAAGATATCAAACAATACGAAGGAAGAGAACTTCTTTTCCCGAAGCGCTGGGTCACCATCGGTGTCCTTGACGCAGAAACCCCAGTGAAGATTTAAGGAGATAACATGGCGGTAAAACTACTTACTTTCAAAACCAACCACACACTTCTTGCCGATGTCGATGAATCTGATGATTTGTTTGTCACGGTCAAAGAACCTGTGCAAGTGGTCATTCAACCAACTCAACAAGGTCCGATGATGCAGTTCGTTCCGTTCCTTGATTTCGCGGAAGAATTCAATACCGGTATCAAAATCAGTCGTGCAGATGTGTTGACTATCAACACACCATCTACCGAACTGCGCAACAAATATGTTGAGGCATTCTCAGGAATCCAAATCGTTTCTGCCGCAGCTGTTCGTTGATTCTGTTATAGTATCCGGATGAGTAAAAATTTCTATACAAGTGCAGTAACGCACGGCAACAACATACTCTTTCGGGGTGTGAAGAATGGTCGGAGAGTAAAGATGAAAGTCCAATACTCTCCGACTCTCTTCATGGTTTCAAACAAGAACACCGAATGGAAAACATTGCATGGTGAATCGCTTGAACCGACCCGATTCACGGACATCCGTGAGGCGAAAGATTTTGTCAAGAATTATTCCGAAGTCAGCAACTTCAAGATTTTCGGCAACGACAAGTTTGAGTATGCATTCATCGCAGAAAACTATCCCGGTTCTGTTGACTGGAACTTTGAGGATATCGCAATCGACATCATCGATATCGAAGTCGGTTCTGAAAACGGATTCCCCGACCCGTATCAAGCAAATGAACCCGTCACTGCCATCGGCATCACCAGAATTGGTGGTGGTACGGTCGTCTATGGTTGTGGTGAGTATGAAACAAAAGGAACGGAGAAATACATCCGTTGCACAAACGAATTTGAATTGCTTGAGAGATTCCTGAGAGACTGGCAGGAAAATTATCCTGATGTTGTCACCGGTTGGAACATCAAGTTCTTCGATATTCCGTATCTGTACAACCGAATCATGAAACTGATGGGAGAATCCGAGGCGAAGAAACTTTCTCCTTGGTCGAACATCCGTACTCGCACAACCCGAATCAACAACCGTGAATTGACTGACTATGAAATGGTCGGCATCGGCACGCTTGACTATCTTGAATTGTACAAGTGGTACGCACCGTCAGGTAAGTCGCAAGAGTCATATCGACTTGGCGACATCGGTTTCGCGGAACTTGGTGAAAGCAAATTGTCGTATGAAGAGTATGACAATCTACACACACTGTATCGACT